ATAAAAGTAAAAATATCTTAAAACTTTGATTGTTTATAGCTACACACTTATACATTAATTAGGCTTTATGTAGAGCTTGTTCAAAAATTGTATCCCGGGTGGGGTATCACCTCAGTTACTCCCCAGAGGATAAAATCTCGAACTTTTTGATTATATTTGAAACCAGGCACACATGTGCGATTGTTGCACTTCTTTGTAAACCAAAAAGGCGGGTACACCCTATAGCAACGATGGCACCTCAAAATGCTAGCAGCCCTGCGACGTCTAGCATACGAAGATGTGCCATTGCCAACCCGTTTATTGAAAGCACGCATATAAATATTACACACAATGGGTAGAGGAGCAGATGCTCCTCTCTCTAAGCACTTACTTAGCAAAATGAAAATGATTTCACTTTTAACAGTGTCATACTTCATTGTCGCTTGTTATTCGCATTATTGAAATTGCGTTCAATCTCAGGTCCCAACCTCCCACCAGTTACTTCCGTGTTCAGATTCGCAAAAGTAGCATTGTTGTTCGACTTGTCGATCGCGATCCTCTTGTATGTGTTGTATGCAATGTACTCAGCGGGCGTAGGCCTCGGAACAATACCACCTTGGGGTCTTATAGCAGCGCCATTCTCCACGTAATCAAAGCAGTCAAAAGCAGCATATCTAGTGTTGAATGCAAAGCCCATGGCGGACCAATCAGCTGGCGGCGTTTTGTGTATGTGCATGTAATTCCATGTTATTGCCGCATACAAACGGCAAAACCTTCGCAAGCCCGCTATTTCCTGCACAACACCAAGCACATCATCCTTCATGATTGCTCCACCATCCCAAGTGAACACACCGGAAGGGTTCTGATATGACGAAGAGCTTGTGTGAGCACACTCAATAGCTAGCTGTAGAAGTACGGAAGTGACCGACTCTGATGGGACGCCCAAACCCTCTAACCGCGCCTTGATCCCGACCATGTCTTCCGCTGTAGCCATGTTGTTCGACACAAATTGCGGCTTAACATTCCAGAGAAAGTCTGTTGAAGGTCGACTGTAGATGTTGGTCGGGTCAACACGCATTTCAGCAGAAGGCTTCAATGGGGGCCTGCCGGTTTCGAAGCCAGCATTGGTAACCACCACCCCTCGCTGCTTCTTCCTCATAAGTTCTTCCAACTTGACAAGATGCTGCAAGTCCCTGTCAACATCGCCCAATACCTCTTCCGCAACCGCATCAACGTCGACTGTCGGCCTAGGAGTAGGCAACTGAATTGGCTGCTTCTGCTCACCTGTTACTGAATTCTCCAGAGTTGGATCTGGTTTTGGTGGTGCCATATGACTTTGAGATTGAATTTCAATTTTAAGCTTGAACACCTAAAAGCAACCACAGTAGGGTTTAACGCCCCGCGCGAACTCTAAGAAATTGTCAGTGAATTCACAACCAACTATTTTTACAGACTCTCCAGAAATAACTACCACACATGTACTATTACTTCTATTTAACAGCAACAGCAAAATGCTACACAGAACACTAGCACATAAAATAGCACACTGAATTCTACTAAGCATGAACTCTACCGCAACTACAAACCCCTCTTCTTTCAAACAGTCCCACGATGTAAATCAAGGCTATCAAACAAAGAACGTAAGCCCACGGCTGAAACTTCAGATTCACAGCCCGCTCTAGAGAATTGAGTCTATTCGGAGATCCGTAAATGACCTGCTTTGTGCCGTCCTTGTAATAACCCCCGTGTGGTAAACTGTGAATGTTATCCCCAACTTGTGGTAACGTGCTCCTTGAATAAACTAAAGTGAATAACACCAAAGTTAACCCAGCAGCAGCGACGACGGCAGTCTTGGTGTGATCAGGGGGGGCCGTAAGTGGCATCAGGACACAAGATCAGCAGACTCTTACGGTGTCTAGTCAAGCACTGAAATGCAGCAGCCCTATCTGGGTGATCCACGCCTGCGTGTGAGGTTACAAAAGTGACCGATTCAAAAGTTCTACCGACAACCTCAGAAATGTGGAAAGCTTCAACGCAATGCTTGGCGAGCAGGCAACCCACCTCTTCCTCGTGATATAGCACTGTATCTCTAGGATCTTCACTATAAATTCCAGCGATTTGAACTGAGTCCTCACCACAAGCCTTTATATCAAAGCCAAGATTTTGAAGTAGAGTTGCAGTGCACTTTCCAAAGCGCTTGCTATCTCTACAGATAAAGTCAGCAGGTCTAGCGAAGTCAGAATTAGCCTGTATGGGGTCCCCGAAACACACAAAGAACTTACTCAAATCAACTTCACTCAGAGTGTACTCATCCAAGACATTGAACTTGCCCTCTTCAATTTCCCCTTTGAAAGATTTGATACGAACTCCGCGCAAATTCTGAGGATCTTCAGTACCGAGGGTGTATGCACAAAACCTAGAGTCTGAGGAAATCAATTCTCTAATGCAACTACTCTTACCAGCACCGGGTACACAATTAACTATGATAGGCAAACACAACTTACTATTGAGACGCTCAAACTTATATTTACACAATAAACTGACTAAGATATCCATAAACAATTCCTAGGCACAAACCTAAGCCAACTCATTCTGCTCGTACAAATTACGTATGTCAGATTTTAGCAAGTGCTTATTCTTTACTATGATCCGGACGCAATTGTAAAACGCAGCAGCCTCCTCCTCATCCATCCTGTTCAGAGCTTTCTCACCGAGCTTGTACGCATAAGAAACTTCTATTGCATAGTTATCAATGCAATTAGCCAGATTAGCTTTCTCCTTGGCGATACACATACGTTCCATGACCAATTGAGGTTTTTTGTAGATTCCATCAGGGCACAAATTCCAACCGCAGAATGTAGGTTTACTAACCATAAAGACTTTGGCCTTCAATTTCAGTTTACTCAAAAAACCTACATGTTTATGCTTTGTAGCCAACCTCTCAGAGGCACACATATCATCTCCAGCAAAACATATGAACTCATGACCTTTGATCTCATACTTCAGGAAAGTGAATAGCATATTCGCCATGGTATTGAACAAGAATGTACTCGCTTCCCCTGAGAATCGCATTATGGCAAAATTACCCAATTTCGATCCGAGATGGGTCTTAATGAATTTGTAATCCTCTATCAAGTCCCTTGGGAGGCCAAGATATTCCATAACGGCAACCTCAAATGCAACCATGTACTGGTCCTGTGATGCATCAAAAGCTTCATAATCAGACTCAGTGCATACGCCCCCGAAGCCACCCTTAATGACCCATGAATTCAATTCTTCCAAACCTTTCCCAGAATGAACGTAATACCTCTCAGGGAGCACCTCATGCAATTTCTTCTCAATGTAACGCATATAAGGTGCAAACCTGCATAGGACCTCGTGCTGGAAACAAACGATACTCTGAGCAGCCTTGGCTACTCGAAAGCGATTATCAAATTTCGTGCACAATTGGCTTTTCGAGAATATCAGACCAATGTCAATGAGCCAATCTCTGCACGATCTACCAGAGTGATTTTCGATGGTGGCAGCACTCTTACTGGTTTTCTTGTCCTCGAATTCTTTCTTTGCTTGTTCCATCATCTGCCTATCATGCTGTTTTTTGAGTGGTATTTTTGAGAGGAACTCATCAAGCATGAACTTACCGTAGACGCTTGCATCTAGTAGCTTGCACTTCTCCTTAGCCGGACTAGAAAACCGCAATCTCTTCTTCACAGCCATCAAGAAAGTCACTGTGTCATTTGCTCTATGCCGAGGATATATGGTTTCAAATCTTTCTGCTTGATTCGTTAGATTCTGCCCTAGATCTCTCGGATATTCATCCGTGAACTGCTCCGAAACATTGAAACCCATCCTGACCTCTCGAAATTCCTTCGCTAAGATATTATGGACCCACTTAGCCCGAACGGACTCCAATTCTTCCCGAGGTAAGTGTGTCTTGAACCACTCTTCTTGTAATTCCTCAAACTGTTCCTCCACTTCCTCAACATCCTCAATCTGGAAAAGGTCGATCATACCCTTTAACCATGGGTCCCCTTGCATCTTCTCTTCACGTAGACCCTCATCCTTCCCAACCACTATTGAATAACCATCCATAAAAATTGGTTTACCAGGTAGTAAGTTCACAATATCTTCGGGCTTGGAACAGGCACACAAGAATGTGGATAGAGATCTACCCACGTACACTTTCGCAAGAGTCTGCCAATCCAACCCAGTTAAGTTTACAAAGCAAATGTTATTGCTAAACCTGCTCAAAGCCGTTACCCACCTTTTTTCAGATGTGAGAGAAGAAACATTGGTGATTATCACAGTACCCATCTTGAAATTCAAGCCAGTAGATTCACCAAAAGTGAGTATACGATGCTCAGGAATGTCAAAATGCGCACTAACGATTTTCTTCTCATCAAAAGAAGAAACGAGGAAAGCTTCCTGGAATTCTTTATCGATCATCACCATCTCATTCAGCCCACTGTACAACAAATGCTCTGCCTTTTCATTCATCTGCTCTTTTATGAATCTGCAGTGCAACCGGCTCAAAAAGTTTTCATTTTTAAATCTCTGGCTCAACATGTTGTATTTGTAAGTGGCTTTGCCCAGCAACCTGTCACAATCACTTATCATGCTCCCGAGCCAGGGGCGATCCATTTCATTGTCATAGTCACTTTGACACGGATCGCCACCCACAATGAAGTACACTCCCTTAGGACAAAGTAGCATGACCAAGTCGAGATAACCTGGGGGGTACAACTGCAATTCATCGAGAATCACGGCCATACCTGGTTTGACCAAGTGCCTTTTCTTGAGGAATATTTCAAAAGTGCAGATGGACCAATTCTTCTGTCGCAACTTATCAAATCTCCCGACCTTTTTCGCCATGACCTTTCCCTTGAACTCATCAGCTAGTGCTCTCCTTGGGGAAATGTAAAAAACACCCTTTCCTGGATTGAGATTAAAGAACTTTTTGAAGACTGTGCTTTTGCCACATCCGAAAGTGCCAAAAATACAAGCAACCTCATTTTCATGCTCAACATTTAAATCTACGGAACCCATAAGATTGCTGCAATTGTTGAACAGGCTTGAATTGAGTACACCCGTATTCCCGGCCAAAAGACAATCTGCAAGAACCTTTGCCCGGGCCTCATCAGGTGCATATGGCAACAAACTACCGCATTGTTCAACATACAGTTTGGACCTGCTTGTGATAGTTAAGCCAATATTTTCGCCCTTCAACAGTCCATTATCAACTTGGCAATTTTTCTTAACATGGTCAATATGCCCATCGTGTAACCTGAATGTTGCAGGTACAGCCCCTTGCACATTTAACTGGTGGCTAGTAGTGTGTGTCACAACCAATGCAGCTATTCCGAACAATGCGAAATAGTGTTCCAGCTCAGCTAATTCAACCCCTTGCCCCGACAATAGCGGTGAGTCTTCCCCAAGATCCCCAGCATCATCTAAAACTTTCAGCACTTCACAGCACCTCCTGTTCAAAGCGCTGGCTACAGCTCTGACAACACAGGCATTTTTAAGTTCTACCAACTGGAAGTGATTGTTAGCCATCTCGATGTAGTGCACTTGCTCCAAACTTCCAATAGGTGTGAATTCTGATTGCTGAGGCCACTCAGGCGACAAAACAATTATTTTAGCCCTCAACACGACTGCCGCAGCAAGGATTGCTTCTTCCTCTGCAAAGATCCGTGGTTTGAGTTGAGATGATAGTGCTTCGTCCCTCTCGGCTTCCCCATACTTGATTCTCCTGCAAGCTTCTTTCAACTCCTTAAAGGCCAAACCACTTGATTTACTGAGGCAATGCCAAAAACAATTGCCATCCCCAGGGACATCTTGCAATGAATAACTCATGGGAGGGATTTTTGAGTGTTTTATCGTTCCAACAGCTGTCTTAATTGTAACTTCTGTCTCCACTTCCACATCATCCTCATGCTCTCCTGTATGCGAATCATTACTCTTTACCTCCGCCTCATCAAAACTTGCACCAGGCTTTTCTGGCTCTTCCGCCTTTGGCTTAACTGCTGCAAGTCGCCTGAATGTGACTGATTCCCTAGCAGCCGTGCAATTACAAACGGCGTGCTTGTGACTCAATTGAAAACCCTCTGGCATCAGAATACTCATTGGCCCATTAAGAACTTGCATTGAGCTACCCTCATCGCATCTGAAGCTAAAGTCAGCTTGCCCCTTTAAATTGCAGGTCAATATGGAAGCACCCGTCTCAAATATGGGTTCATCGTCGCTATGATACCCAATCCTTCCATTTTCGTTGTACACTTGGAATAGACAGCAGTCATAATAATTGCAGTCTATTTCATTCAGCTGCATCCATACAGTGAGCCATTTTGGCCATCCTTGCGATTTGTGGTGGCCCCCATTGTACTTGTAATCCACGCCCGTTGTCGAATACCAACCACCCTTTCTATTTCCAAGATCATCGGGAGCGCGGAATCCATGTAGATCTGTACCAAGAAGTGCACGCAGTTCTAAATCCAAACCACATTTGCAAAAGGCTGGACATAGCTCAGAACTGAACTCCTCAACCGGGACTGATTTTTCATTGCCACTCTCGTCAGGGTCAACTTCACGAGGTGCATTTTTCTCTACAGGTTCTTCCACCTTCACAGGCGCTGGCATCTCTCTATCCACACCCTGAGTTGAAGGAGTGCCGGCTCGTCTGCGTCTCAATAATGTGGGGCGTTTAGTTACGTCAGACATGACTTCACTAAACGCTCTCATGAATGCCCTGGGCATTGAAGGTGTTTCAGCCTGATTGGTTAAGAATCTCACGTTATGTTGAGCATTGCTGAAGAACCACTTCACTCCGATCTGCAAAAAGCACTCCTCTCTGAATCGCGCATACCTATCCAAAGCTTTCATATACACAGCTCCAAACCACCTGGAATCCTCAAGCTGCTTGAGAAAACCTTTTACATTTAACATATTGGTCATTGAGGCGAGAAACTTTTTCCTGATGTGCTCCTGTGCCACATAAAAATGTGCTCCCTCCATTGTGGGTGAAAAAACTTCCGTCAAGCAAATTTTTATGCAAAACCAATGCTCAAAACCTTCAGATACAGTTAGCAAGTCACAAAAACCTCCAGTGCCCTTAATGCTCTGGTACGGGGCTCTCCTTCTAGCGCCCACCTCGCGCGACACACCTGCAATAAAGCCCTCATTTAGTAAGTCACAAACGTCCACGCCATAATCCTCCTCTGCTTTTGAGAATAAATCCCAATTATGGTGGTAATTCCAATCCACATCCACCAACTTGACTTGAAACGTGAATGGTTCCATTTGGCTTACAAATTCATCAAGGCTAACCTCCGCAACGCTACTGAATCGCACAGCAAGAACATGTGGCATCTTCCCCAGCCACCTTCCCAAAAATTGCTTGATCACTTCTGGCTTGATCAACGTGCGGATGGTATTCGTTCCAATGACCAACCGTGCAAAATCCTCCACAAATTTAATCTCAATACCTTTAGGTTCCTGCAACAACTGACTCAACTTTGCCATAGCAGACTGCACGTCCGGTTTCTTAAGAGTTCTCAGGTACCTGTAAACTCTGGACAAAACCTCAAAACTAACTGGTATGAAACAGTTGTTCCCTCGCATGAGGGGGTTCAAGGCTGTACTGCTGGTGGCATCAAATGGTCCAAAAGATCTGTAAGTGGGACCAATCGCGTCAGTCCTGGTCAGAGCGACTAAGTGGTGCGCGAATTTACTTTGAATTACATCAACCATATATATGGCTGATTTAGTCACAACCCTCTTAGCTTCCAATAAGAAACCACTTGAGAGTGGTTGCTCGTAGGACTCTGATTGCACACCATCCGGATAGAAGATCAGTTTGCCACCCACAATGTTGAATTTGTAGCACCAAGGATGCAAACTAAAACTGGCTCCTCCCAAAATCTCCGCTGGGTACACGAGTGTCGCATACATGACATCCGGTTTCACAAGCTCAAGAAAGGTTATCAGATCACGAGGTTTCCAATAATGCAATTCATCATGCAGGAATATGTGCTTAGCTTTACCCTCACACAGCTTGGGAACCAAATCTTTAAGCGTCGCACCTTCCAAGCAAGATTCATGCCTTGCTAGTTTTTCACCCATGTAAATTGATTTTATGACGAAATCTGAACCATACCTTACCCTATCAGCACTAGTAACATAACGGTTTAACTTATTAATCATGCTTAAATTACTATTCCTACTCTTGAGCAAATCAATTTTGCTATTCTTAATTCCAATAAAAAAGAACCTATTATCTAATAAGGGAGCTATTACAGTATAAAGGAAATAATTTTCAAGAGTTTTGCATGCGGGATGTGAGTGTGGCATCGCAGAGTATGGGCTAAGATAAAGACCTGCTGTGATTAACTTCTGTTTAGCTACTGGATTGAGGTAGTAGTTAAAAAATTGGAAGTTATTCGCCTCAAAGTCCTTATAGTAAGAAGCCGATGTACTTGCGATTAGTGATTGAACACTGGTGTCATAGGCTGCAACATTTTCCTCCAAGGGGCTTCGATATGTAAGCGCCATTGCGTATAGTATTAGATGCTGTGATTTAATACTATATGCCAAGGTAATGTTGTTGTTTATC